TTAAAAAATGGTTTTCAGAGAAATGGGTAGATATTGGGAGCAAACGAAAAGATGGTTCGTACGCACCTTGTGGTCGTTCAAAATTAAAAGAGGACAAGAAACGGAAGTATCCAAAGTGCGTCCCTGCTGCAAAAGCGGCAAGGATGACAGACTCACAGAAGCGGAGTGCCGTTGTGAGGAAACGAAGTAGAGCTCAAGGAGTTGGCGGAAAACCTACAAATGTTAAGACTTTTGCATCGAAAGGTGCGTTTACTAAATTATACTATGGTGGTATGATAGATTACTAGG